TAGCGATATTCCCTGTACCAAGCAGTGACTTCCGTGTGTCGATAGCTTCAGAGGAACTGTCTCGCATCCAACAAGACGTTGAGCGTAGGGTTGCTGATGCACAGAGCAAGGCAATGATCGAGGTGTGGCAACGCATCTACGATAAGGTCAAGCACATGGCTGAGAAACTAGCCGACCCCAAGTCTATCTTTCGAGATAGCATGGTTGAGAACATCCGTGAACAGTGCGAACTACTGTCTCGCTTGAACTTCATGGATGACCCCAACCTAGAAACACTTCGACAAGAAGTTGAAACTACGTTACTCAAGCATCCTGATGCTCTACGTAACGACCCCGATCTTCGCCGTGATACAGCGGCAGAAGCAAAAGCAATCATGGACAAGATGTCCGTTTTCATGGGAGGTAAATGATGACTAGCGTAATGCCTAAAGAGGAGGTGATACCAATCACCCCACAAGAAGAAGCCAAGCTGAAGATACGTCTTGCGAAAGCAAAGACCTCACTCATACTTGAGCATCCGTTCATTGGTACTGTGGCACTCAACATGCCGTTCGTACTGAGCCGTGAGATACCAACTGCCTCAACGAATGGCAAGCGTGTGCGGTTTAACCCTGACTTCTGTAACGAGTTGACAGATGAGGAGTTGAAGTTCCTTGTAGCACATGAGTGTTTACATCCGATGCTTGAGCACAACTACCGCAGACAAGAGAGACAACATCGCCGTTGGAACAAGGCGGCTGACTACGTAATCAACAAGTTGTTGGTAGACGATAACATTGGCAAGATGCCCCCTAAGGGTTTGCTTAGTGATGATATTCACAAAGCAGGCAACGGAACATCCGATGGTATCTACAACATCCTTGAAGATGACGAGGGTGGTGGAGGTGGTGGGTACGGCGGAGATGGTGACCCTCTCGACAACTGTGAAGATGCTGAGGGTTCACAAGCCGAGCAAGCACAAGAGCAAGCCGAGTGGAAAGTCAAGGTAGCACAAGCGGCACAAGCCGCAAAGATGATGGGCAAGTTGAGTGCAGGTATGGAACGACTGGTTGACGAGGTACTCAGACCTAAGGTTGACTGGCGTGATGTGATGCAACGCTTCTTTGTCAAGTGCAAAGACGATACCCGCTCATGGGCTAGACCTAACCGCCGCTTTATAGCACAAGGTTTATATCTGCCAAGCACCAGTGGTGAGACGATGGGTGAGGTGTTGTTTGCAGTGGACTGCTCAGGTTCAATCACTCAAGACATTATCAATCAGTTCGGTGCTGAGATTCGTACAGTCAAGGAGGATATGTTCCCAACACGTATCCATGTGGTGTACTTTGATAGCGAGGTGAGCCACTACGAATCGTATGGTGTAGATGATGAGTTAGACATCAAGCCACACGGCGGTGGAGGTACTGCGTTCAGCCCTGTGTTTGAGTACATCGAGGAACACGGCATCGAACCTATCGCAATAGTGTTCCTGACTGACCTGTGTTGTGATGACTTCGGTAACGAACCCAACTGTCCTGTGTTGTGGGTATCTACCGATGAGGGCACTGCACCTTTCGGAGAAGTGGTACTGATGTGATTACATACGGCGAGTTATTTGCCGTGTGTTTGTTCGTAGGTATGGGTGTTTACATCTCGTACCTACGCTCTGAGATACGGAATCATATTCGTGCAGGGGTTTTACTCTCTGCTTTGGTACATGATGTTGCCGATGGCAACGTAGAAATAGAAAGGCATGAAGATGGTATTAGAGTACGAGTTAAAAATGAGAGTCGTTCGGAGTCTGCAAACCTTAGCAGACACTATCAGGGAACTTTACCCTGACCAAGAGTTTGTCGTTATGTACGACATTGAAAACAAGTTGGCGGAAGCCAATGAGATGGTGTATCAACTAACAAAAGGAGAGTGACATGGCTACAGTTAGATTTAGTAAAGACTTACAGGATGCAATCGTAAAGAACGCAGAGAACATGTTTAACAAACAGATAAATGCGGCAAGGGATAGCATCAATGCAACGTGGGGTGATCGCATCTATGAAATCATCCATCGTAAATACATCCCTGCTATGAACGCACTACCGATGTGCTTCTTCAGCGAGACTTCTAACATGAAGGTATCAAAAATCAACGGCAAAGATGTTGGTGGATTGGAGTGCAAGCTAACTAGCACACGCCCTGTTCCCAACACCCTACCCAAAGATGTACCTGCTAGGGGTAGAGACTATCACGGCTACGAGTTAGTTGGTGACGAGTGGGATGAGATAGCCCAAGAGATTGAGGACTACCGCAACAATATCAAAGCAGTAGTGCAGAAGAAAACAAACTTTGTCAATGCAGTCAAGGAAGTTATCACTGCACACGCAACACTATCCCCTGCATTGAAGATGTGGCCTCCACTGTGGGACTTGATACCCGAGGACTACAAAGATAGGCATCGCCAAGTAGTAGAGCGTGAGAAGAAAGAGGTCGTAGTTAATGTTGACCTTGGTACTCTGACTGCTACTGTAGTAGCCCACAAACTCACACGCTAATATGCAGTCACGTATATCAACAAAGCTAATGGTACGCCTTGCTATGGAAGCGGGTGCAGACTATTCCAAGGAACGTGAGGAGGGTATGTATACCAACCTCAGTCTGTACAAATACACCAAGGCATACCATGAGTATCAAGTAAAGCGCATGAAGAAAATCATACGCCAATCAATTCGAGAAGCCCTCGAAGAAGCCCTTAAACATCACAACGTGGAGGTAATCCGATGACCTACTATCATCAAGCCGCAATACAAACATACGATCAGGCTAAGCGCCTGTATGGTACATGCCGTTTCCCTGACAAGGGTAAGCCAGTCAAAGGATGGTGTCGCCTACATAAAGTAGACGAGAACTTTGAACTGCGCATGGACAACAAGACTATCTGTGTCTTTGCACCTGACAACACGTTGACGTTTACCATGACGAGTGCTCAAGCAAAGAACTATTCCATCACACTAAGCCAAGCACTAGCCCGAGCAATACCTATTGGATGGGAGAGGGTAGCCACTGGTCGCCATCGTGTAATACATACCAAGAAGATAGCGGGTTCTTATGGTGCTCACCGATGGGAACAATGGCGAGAGGCTATGAAAGCTGAAGGTATCGAAGTATTCAACGGCATCAAATTCAATCTCGATACTGGTGAGTGTATGAACGCCAAGCCAACCACTGATGCACAAGTTGTTCCTGCTAAACGTACCGAGTGGTTACGAGCCTTGCGTGTGTTCAAGCGGGGGTTGAAGGTACGTGCCAAGCTAGGTGTACTAGATTCTATCTGTCAAGATGTTATAGCAGAACGCACACGCACTAAGACTAGATACGACTGGGTTCAACCCGACTGGTCTAACGAAAAATGGATTGACTTGTTGTTCGATTCAATTAAAAATAACCAACACCCAACAGAGTTGTTATACGGTTTCGCTCAGAGCGTACAGGGTAGGACGTACTACCACATCGCTATCAATAAAGAGACAACGCTACAAGCGGCTGACGGTGTATGTGCTGAACTAAGCGTACAACTACGCCGTAAGTTCGGTGTGTTCGGTGATGACGAAGATGAGTACGGTGCGATATACAAATCCATAGAACAAGAGAAAGCAAAAAGTGAAGTGCCCTGAGTGCAACACATGGGTGTCTGTTAAAGAAACCCGATCTCGCCCCGCCAATACGGTGTATCGTAGGTATGAATGTGCCAACGAGCATCGCTTTACTACGTTAGAAACAGTAACACGTGTCATCAAACCCAAGGAGAAAGACGATGAAGAAAAGTAAATCAGCGAAAGTAGCAGAGTATTTTTTGAAGCACCCCAATGCAGTACCGAAAGATGTTGGTGCTAAGTTCACTATGCACATGCCGCAGGTGTACGGCATACGTAAGCGTGTGCTCAGTGGTTCTATGCTAGGTGAGGTAGTCAACCCACAGATTACTGATGCGGTAACACAGTTCGTACCAAGCGACAAGGTAGATGCTTTGCAGATAGGCGGTGACCACTATAAGAACATGGGTGTGCAACCTTGGAAGGCAATGGAATCATGGATGACACCCGAACAGTTCGCAGGATTCTTGCGGGGTAACGCTATCAAATATCTTGCACGATGCGATGTTAAGGGTGGCATTGACGACATCAAGAAGGCACGGCATTACATCGACAAACTTGTTGAGGTGATGAATGGTGTGTAGCCTATCGTTTTATGGGGGCATACTTGTAGGTATAGGACTTCTACTAGCCCTAGCACTAATTGCATTTATGTTTGTGTTTATAAAAAATAATTGAGGGTGACATGGACATAGTAACGATTGACTTTGAAACCTACTACGACAAGGAGTACTCCCTGTCTAAGATGACCACGGAAGCATACGTACGTAGCCCTGACTTTGAGGTCATCGGTGTAGGCGTGAAGGTAAACGACTACCCCACAGACTGGTATAGCGGAGACAACGTGGGGAAATTCCTCAACAGTCTTGACTACCGCAACAAGGCAATCCTCTGTCACCATACTGCTTTCGATGGGGCAATCCTATCGTGGCACTTTGGCATCAAGCCTAGGCTATGGCTTGACACACTCAGCATAGCAAGACCCTTGCACAATCTCACAGTAGGGGGAAGCCTTGCCGCACTCACTACCTACTATGGACTAGGCAAGAAGGGTGATGAGGTTGTCCAAGCATTGGGTAAACGCAAGGCAGACTTCACACCCGAAGAACTTGCACGATACGGAGAGTACTGCAAGAACGATGTGGAGTTGACCTATGCTTTGTTCAACAAGATGAAGAAAGGTTTTCCTGTCAGCGAGTTGCTGGTCATCGACCAAACGCTACGCATGTACACCGAGCCGACCATCGAGTTGGATGTGCTTCTCTTGCGTGAACATCTTGAGGAAGTAATTGCCCGAAAGGATGGACTGATCTCAGACATGGGGTTGACTGGTGTTACCAAGGAAGTGTTGACCAAGACACTAATGAGTAACGAGATATTCTCCAAGTATCTTATTAACCTTGGCATCGAACCCCCGAGTAAGGTCAGCGCACGTACAGGCAAACAGGCGTGGGCATTTAGTAAGACGGACAAAGCGTTCACCGACTTACTGGAACATCCTGATGAGCGTGTGCAGAACGCAGTAGCCGCTCGCTTAGGGGTCAAATCAACCATCGAAGAAACCCGAACCGAAGCCCTACTGGGTGTCGCTCAACGTGGATGCTTGCCCATCATGCTCAACTATTATGGTGCACACACAGGGCGATTTAGCGGTGGCGATAAGCTGAACTTGCAGAACCTACCTGCACGTGGGAACAACAAGATCAGGCGGGCACTACGAGCACCCAAAGGACAAGTTCTTGTGGCTTGTGATTCGTCACAGATTGAGGCCCGCATGGTTGCGTGGATTGCAGGACAGGATGAGTTAGTCCAAGCGTTTGCTGAGGGGCGGGATGTATATAGTGAGTTCGCATCCGATGTGTATGGGCGCAAGATTACCAAGGGGGACAAGATAGAACGATTCGTAGGTAAGACCTGTATCCTTGGTCTTGGCTACGGCATGGGCGCAGAGAAGTTCCGACGTACCCTTGAGATAGGGCAAGGTGGTGTGAACGTAGTGATCGACCTTAACGAAGCTGATCGTATTGTCCGACTCTATCGACAGAAGAACCACAAGATTGTGGCACTATGGCAGAGGTGTGGACACGCACTGACTGGTATGAC